ATACCACCATTATTTGTTACAGCAAGTGTAGTTACAGGAGCAGCGAGTGGTACTCAAATAGATCCTGCTTAATAGTTTTTTTTAATTGTAATAATAAAGGGGAGTGAAGTGCTCCCCTTTTTTTATATAAAAAAGTGTAATTTTATTATTATATAAGTATGAAGATTTTACAAACAGGTGGTGCAAACCAAACTCTTACGGTAGTTCCTAGATCATATCCCTCAACAGTTACGCTAACTGTAAGAGATACAAGCACAAATACATCAACAGTTACACAAACAGTAACATTTACAAAATCAAACGACAAAGCAAGTTTTACACACGCATATAATTTAAAAGAGGGTAGATTTTATGATTTAAAATTAGAAGAGGGTATTGGTGCAAATTGGAATCAAGTAACAACACAATGGCAACTAACAACCGAAAATTGGGAAAGCGTGTTTTCGTCTTTAGAAACTATTTACCTAGATAAAATATTTTGTACAGACCAAACTATAAATCAAGCTACAAATAGTTATTATACTATTAACAGTGGAGAATACACAGAAACAACAAGTTACCCAGATGATGAGTACACAATAATAGACTAATGAGTAATATTAATATAGTAAATTTAAGTAGTTATGTAGCACCTAAAGTAACAGAGGAAAAAAATAAAGAATTTGTTGCATATGGTGAAGATAATAATTACTATCAATACCTTATAGACCAATATCAAGGCAGTCCAACTAATAATGCAATTATAAATGGTGTTACTGAAATGATATATGGTAAAGGACTTAACGCAACAAACAGCGATAGGAGACCTGAGGAGTATGCAAAGATGGTTACTCTATTTAAAAAAGATGATGTAAAAAAAGTGTGTAGTGACTTTTATTTATTAGGACAAGCTGCTATGCAAATTATTTATAATGTAGATAGATCACAAATAGTAAAAGTAGAACACTTTCCAATACAAACACTAAGAGCTGAAAAAGCAAATGACAAAGGTGAGATAAAAGGTTATTACTATTTTCACGATTGGTCAAAGTACAATAATAGATCAACTGCTAAAAGAATAGCAGCATTTGGTACAACACAAAATGAAGCAAACGAAATATTAGTTATAAAGCCATATAAGGCAGGTTATTTTTATTATGCACCGCCTTGTTATATGGGGGCATTACCTTATTGTGAACTAGAGGCAGAGGTAGCTAATTATCACATTAACAACATACAAAGCGGAATGGCACCGAGTATGCTTATTAATTTTAACAATGGTACGCCTGATGAAGAACAAAGAGATTTAATAGAAAGAAGAATATATGAAAAGTATAGCGGTAGTTCTAATGCAGGTAAATTTATTTTAGCGTTTAACGATAATTCAGAAAGTGCAGCCACAATAGATGCGGTGCAATTATCTGACGCACATAATCAATATCAATTTTTATCAGATGAGGCAACTAAAAAAATTATGGTAGGTCATAGAGTTGTTTCTCCAATGCTGCTTGGTATCAAGGACAACAGCGGTCTTGGTAATAATGCTGATGAATTAAAACAAGCGAGTATATTATTTGACAATATGGTAATTAGAGTTCAACAAGAATATCTAATTGATGCTTTTGAAAAAATACTAGCTTACAACAATATTTCTCTAAACCTTTACTTTACTACACTACAACCTTTAGAGTTTACAGATCTTGGAAACAATGTCGTTGATGAAGAAACTAGAGAGGAAGAAACAGGTGTAGACCTTAGTGCAGAAGTAGAACTCAGCGAAGATTTTACTAATGAGTTATTGAAGATGGGGGAAGATGAGGACTTAGAGGAGTGGGAGCTAATTGAAGAGGCACCAGTTGATTATGAGAAAGACGAAGAGTTGAATAGTAAAATAGAGTTAGCATCAACAGGAAGTGCAAAGCCAAATGCTAAAAGCGAACAAGATGGAGAAAACAAAGATGGGTTTCGCTATAAAGTAAGGTATCAGTACGCTCCCTTAAAACCAACTATAAGAGACGGTAAAAATGTAACTCGTGATTTTTGCAGTAAAATGATTGATGCAAAAAAAATATATAGAAAAGAAGATATTATGGCTATGAGTAGTAAGTCAGTAAATCCTGGTTGGGGACCAGGAGGTTCTAACACTTATGATGTATGGCTTTATAAAGGTGGTGGTAATTGTCATCATTTTTGGATGAGAAAAGTATATAGGTCAAAAACAGTAACACCTGATGCAAAAAACCCTAGATCAGAAATTAGTGTAAATGAAGCAAGAAGAGAAGGGTTTAGACCTGAGACAAATGACAGAGATGTTGCAAAGAGACCTGTAGATATGGATAACAATGGATTTTTAGCATAAGAAGATGGCACAAGTATTATTTATAAAAGTAAACACACTAAAAAAACACACAATATTAGACGGTAATGTTGATGTAGATAAACTATTACCATATATCAAAATTGCACAAGAGATACATATACAGAATTTCTTAGGCACAAAATTATATGACAAAATTATAGAGTTTATTAATGCAGGTACACTTACAGCATTAGCAAACCCTAATTATCTAAACCTCGTAAACAACTACATACAACCTGCACTTATACATTTTGCTATGATGGATTATTTACCATTTGCTGCATATCAAGTAAAAAATGCAGGAGTATTTAAACACATAAGCGAAAACGCAGAAAGTGTAACTAAGAATGAGGTAGACTATTTAGTAAATAAAGAAAGAGAATTTGCAGAGTATTATATAAGAAGAATGATAGATCATTTAAATTTTAACTCTAACAATTTTCCAGAGTACAATCAGAATGTAAATGATGATGTGTATCCAGACAAAGACAGTTTATTTAACGGTTGGGTATTATGAGAAAAAGATATAAAGTAAAAGAGAGTAACATAACAAAATTAAAAAAGTATATAAAAAAAATAAAAAATGGCAACACTAACAGGCAATTCAATAAGTAGTACTTATACCAGTCTTTTAAAAGTTGGTGATAATGGAACTTTAGCTGCAGCTTTACAAAGCATAAGTGATGGTGCAGGTAATACAGCAGGTATTTCATTAAATACAGGAGGAGATTTAACAGCGACTGGTACGGTAACTGCAAATGCTTTTAGTGGACCTTTGACAGGTAATGTAACTGGTACTGCAAGTTTAGCATCAAATTTAACAGGTACACCAAATATTTCAGTCGGAACTATTTCTGCCTCAGGGACTATAACTGGTAATGTAACAGGAGACATAACAGGTGATGTTACAGGTAATCTTACAGGTAATGTTACTGGAAATGTAAGCGGTAGTTCAGGATCAACAACAGGAAATGCGGCTACTGCGACTGCATTACAGACGGCAAGAACAATATCTGGTGTATCGTTTGATGGTACTGCAAACATAAGTTTGACAACGTCAAACATATCAGAAGGAAGTAATTTATATTACACAGGAGAGAGAGTAGACGATCAGGTAAACACTTTATTACAAGCAGGTACAGGTATCTCAAAAACATATGACGATGCAAGTAATACATTAACTATTACAAACAGTGCCCCAGATCAAACAGTAGCACTTACTGGGGGCACAGGAATTTCTACCACAGGAACTTATCCTAACTTTACAATTACTAACTCAGCACCTGACCAAACAGTAAGTTTAACAGCAGGTAGTAATGTAACTATTTCAGGTACCTATCCAAACTTTACAATAGCAGCAAGTGCTAGTGGTGGTGGTATTGCATTAACAGACTTATCTGCTACTGATGCAGGAGGTTTAGGTTCGTTTGCTTACAACTCTTCTACTGGAGTATTTACATATACTGGTCCCTCAAACTCAGATGTAACAAGTTTAGTAACAAAATCTTTAGTAGACGGTTTAGGTATAGCGGCAAGTACAGCAGCTACACTCGCTACACCAAGAACTATAAACGGCACATCATTTGACGGATCTGCAAACATAAGTTTTGATACAGATTCTGTAAGCGAGGGAAGTTCAAACCTTTATTATACTGACGCACGTTTTGACACAAGGTTAGGTACAAAAACAACAGATAATTTAACACAAGGTTCAAGTAATTTATATTTTTCAAATGAACTTGTAGATGACCGTGTAGCTAATTTAATAGTTGCAGGTACCTCAATATCAGCCACTTACGATGACAGTGCAAATAGTTTAACTATCGCAAATACAGCACCAGATCAAACTGTTGCTTTAACTGGTGGTACTGGCATAACAACATCAGGTACTTACCCTAACTTTACAATAACAAACAGCTCACCAGATCAGACAGTAGCTTTAAGTGCAGGTTCAAATGTAACTATTAGTGGTACATATCCTAATTTTACTATTGCAGCTACAGACACTAACACGACTTACTCTGCAGGAACTGGTTTAGCTTTAGGAGGTACAACATTTAGTTTAGATGCAGGATTAAATAATTTAACAGACGTAAATCTTACAAGTCTTGCTGCAGGGCAAATACTAATATATGATAACAGCAATAGCTACTTTGAAAATGCAACTCTAACTGCAGGTTCTAATGTAAGTATTACAAATGCAGATGGTGCGATAACTATCGCAGCTACAGATACACAAACAGATAGTTTTAAAACAATATCAGTATCAGGTCAATCAGATGTTGTTGCTGACAGTGCAACAGACACTTTAACTTTAGCTGCAGGATCAAACGTTACAATAACAACTACAGCAGGGACAGACACAATTACAATTGCTGCTACAGATACAAATACCACATATAGTGCAGGTACAGGTTTAAGTTTATCTACTACTACATTTTCTTTAAATGCAGGTTTAAACAATCTTACAGATGTTAATTTATCATCACCTGCTGCAGGACATTTATTAATTTATGACAATAGTAATAGTTATTTTGAAAACGCTACACTAACAGCAGGTACTGGTATAGGAATAACAAATGCTGACGGAGCAATAACTATAGCAAACACTGCTACAGGAGATAATGCTTTTGGAAACATAGCTGTATCAGGACAAACTACAATAGCAGCAGATAGCACTAACGATACGCTTACAATAGCGGCAGGAAGTAATGTTACACTTACTACAAATGCAAGTACAGATACATTAACTATTGCAGCTACAGCAGGAGAAAATACAATAGCAATAGACACATTTACTGGTAATGGTAGTACAGCAGCTTACACACTAAGCAACTCGGCTAGTAGCGAAAACGAATTACAAGTTTATTTTGATGGTGTATATCAATTACATAGTTCATATACAGTATCAGGTACAACATTAACATTTGATACAAATGTGCCTAATGGTACTAATATAGAAGTATATCATTTAGTGTCTGTAAACCTAAGTAACGTAGTGCAAACTTTAACAGGTGGTGATGGTATTACAGCTTCTGCAAGTACAGGTAATGTAACTGCTAGTTTATCATCTACTACACCTAATGCGTTTACAATAGGTGGTAACGGATCAACAGGTGGTGTTACATTAAATGATGGTTCTATACAAATGAGATCAGGAACTGGAAGTGTAGCTGAAATTAGAATGTATTGTGAGGTAAGTAACGCACATTATCAAACTATAAAAGCACAACCACACTCAGCCGCTAGTTCAGCAGTATTAACTTTACCAACTGCTACAGGTACATTAGTTGCTACTGGTGACACAGGTAGCGTAGCAACTGGTATGGTAGCTGACAATGGTATTACTCACGATAAACTAGAAAATAGATATACTGCATTAAGTGCTTTAGGAACAGGAAGTACTTTTGCATTAGACTTTAGTGCAGCTAGTACGTT